ATTTCCGCATTGTGGAGGTTTCAACATGAAATTTATAGCTTATTATCGCGTTTCAACTGATAAGCAAGGTGAAAGCGGGCTAGGTTTAGAGGCTCAACAGCAAATTTGCTACGCTTATGCAAGGGCTGAAGGGGCTGAGATCGTGGCCGAGTTTACAGACATCGAGAGCGGCTCTCACAATTACAGACCCGAGCTGCTCAAGGCGCTTAGCCTTTTAGATTTTGAAAAAGACCAATTCCTATTGGTTGCTAAGCAATGTAGATTGACGCGTTCAGTTCATCTGATGTCTGAGCTACTGGAAAAAAAGGTACCCTTAGTCATAGCTGAGACCCCCAAAGCAAGTATTTTCGAATTGCACATTCGTGCTGTCTTAAATGAGGAAACAAGACGCCAAATATCCATCAACACAAAGAATGCATTGAGAGCTGCAAAGGCTCGAGGTGTTAAGCTCGGGGCGCCTAGAGATAAACTCAAAGAGATTGGCTCAGCGGGTGGCAATAGACGCGCCTATCACACAGCACAATACGCTTTAAGCATTAAACAATGGGTTGATATTGCAATTCAACAGGCGGATAAACCAACATGCGTTGGCATTGCAAAGAAGCTTAATGAGTTAGGTATCAAGACTTATCTTAACCGCCAATGGACAGGCTCTAACGTTCAATGGTATTTCAACACAATTAAAGAAAGAGAGAAAAAATATGGTGGGGAAACTGACGCCTAATGACATGATGTCATGCTCAAGGCTTCCAGCATTGCTGGGATTTAGCAAATTTAGAACGCCAAACGATGAACTCAAACAAAGCATTGAACATTATCAAGGCATTGAACCAGAGTTTATCGAGAATGAACCAATGATATGGGGCAATCTTACAGAGAAGTTAATCCTTGCCGAAGCTGTCAAACGATTAGGCTGTGAGATTGATAACCTAGATCACAAAGAGGCATACTTCCATGAGAGCATACCGCTTGCTTGCTCGCTTGATGGTACTGCTCAGGGTGTCGGGAATGAAATATTCACCGATATTGGAAATGGCATTTACGTGATGAATGATGGCACTAAGCCTATCAAGTTAGATGGATTAGGTATATTAGAGGCCAAGCTCACCGCACAGGATGTCGAGGATACCCCAGCTGTTTATCGTGGTGTAATACAACTTCAAGGACAGATGGATATTATGAAATCCAAGTGGGGTGCGCTATGTGTATTGTATCGTGGCACAACACTTCGTATATTCTTGTATGAGCGTGATGAAGATCAAGTCAATATGATTCATCAAGCTGTCGAGGAATTTCAAGCTAAGTTAGATAAGTATAAATCCAATGAAGAAATTGATTGGTATCCTCTAGCTAACAGTAATGAAGCCAGTCGTGTGTTTGATCGTGCGGAAAAGAGTACGATCGATATGCCAGAAATTGAGATCCAAGCTGAGAAGATCATAGAACTTCGTGAGAAAATCATGGAGTTAGAAGCACAAATTGATCGTCTACAAATCAACATCATGGAGCAAATGCGTGATGCGGAAGTATGTAATGCTGGGCGTTATAAAATCTCATGGCCTATGCGTCAATACAAAGCACAGCCAGCCAAGATGGTACCAGCCAAAGAAGCCTATGTGATTAGGCAATCTAAACTATCTATCAAGGATCGTATATGAAACAACGTAAATGGCATAAAGAAATAAAAGCATGGGCTGATGGTGTTGAAATACAAGAAAGATATATTCCAGATGATGATATATGGATAACTTTAAAAGAAGATGATGAACCATTAGGTGGAAGATGAACGACCAAGATAGATTTGAAACAGAAGTTATGAATGAATTACAACAACAGGAGAAAAGTATGAAAACTATAGCAACAGCCTTTGTTAAGGCACAGAAAGAGTTTGCACCAGCACTCAAGACATCAACGAATCCACACTTTAGATCTAAGTATGTATCTTTAGATGGATGTATTGAAGCTGTTATTGATGCATTAAACAATAATGGGATTGCATTGATCCAACAAACGCATGACTGTGAGAGTGGCGTTAAGATTGAAACGATACTTGTGCATGAATCAGGCGAGATTCTATCTGGCGGTATTTTACATGTACCAGCAGCTAAGCAAGACCCTCAAGGATACGGATCAGCATTAACTTATGCCCGTAGATATAGCCTTATGGCTACTTGTGGCATAGCCCCAGAGGATGATGATGGTAATTTAGCTACAGAAAGAGCTGGCAGTGTTGTAAAAAAGCCACAAATTAGTGGTTTTACCTTCTATATTCCAGGAAAAGATCCACAAGAGCTATCAGATGTATTGACATGGCAAGCAAAGTTTGATGAAATTTCTGAACAGCTAGTCAATTCTAGCCGCCTACCCATAACAGTTAAGATGCAATACATAGGCAAGCAAGCCACACGCATCAACACAGTGAAAGGAAAATCAAATGAAACAATACAAAACTAACTTCAATGCTTTTGAATGGCGTTTCCCACGCTCATTTAAAGAACTCAATGGCTATGAATACGAGGTGACTTTAGAGTCACCCAAAGAGAAAAGGCAACGCGTATGGAGAGCAACAAAGATCTCCGTAGGCATTGCCTTATCTGTGTATGCTTGGCTTACTTATTCATTACATACATTGTAACTTCGAAGCCGAAGCGCATTTCAGTAGCTGCTGGTGTTGTCCACATAGTAGTTCTCCTTTCGTGAGATCATTATGCCAAATGTATATAGAAAGTATATACGGATAACCATGAAAGCTACCTAAGCAAAGGAGACTTTATGTTAGATGTTGCAGCAGTCATGTGTATGAGTTTGACCATGTTCCATGAAGCCAGAGGTGAACCTATCTCTGGCCAAGTGGCAGTGGGATACGTATTGTATCGGAGAGCAGACTTTGACCAGAAGAATATATGCTCGGAGACCTTCAAAAAAAATCAATTTGAATGGACTCAAAAGACCAAAGCTGTTCCACCTTATGATACACTCAAACCTTTCATAGAATTATCCCGTAAAATTATCAAGCAAGAGATTAAAGACAGTAGCAAGGGAGCTAGTTACTTTCATAGCATCAAGCTAGATAATCAATGGGGCATGAAGCCAAGAACTATTATTAACAATCATATATTTTATTAGGGGAATATTATGGATGATGATGTAGAGTTAAAACCAACAACACTTAAGAAGCCAGTCAAAATACTTCAAAAAAATTATGATGATTTAATTGAAGATGAGATGGACATTAAAGAATTTAAACACGATCATGGAATGGGTGAACGATACGATGAGTAATATATTTATAGGCATTCCTATGTATGGTGGTGTATGCACAGGCGAGAATGCGATTGGCCACATCAATGCAACTAAGTTGTTCTTAGATAAAGGCATTGGCTATAACTGGCAGTTTCTTTATAACGAATCACTCATTACTAGAGCTAGGAATGGCCTAGTTAAAATGTTTTATGAAACTGAATGCACACACCTGATGTTTATTGATGCTGACATTAGTTATCGTGCAGAAGATATCTTGTCTATGATCGATGCTGACAAAGATATTATCTGTGGTGTCTATCCTAAGAAGCGTATTGCATGGGAAAAGGTTGGCGATGCAGTAGCGCGTGGTATTCAAGGTGAAGATTTAAAGTATGCTACGGGTGATCTTGTAATTAATAAGCTGAACTATATTGATACGCCATTGCATTCAATGACAGAACCTATAGAAATATTTAATGGCGGCACAGGCTTTATGCTTATCAAGCGTAGTGTATTTGATTTACTTAAACCACATTGCCCTACCTATACCAATGATATGCTGCCAACACAGAAAGAAATAGTTACAGAATACTTTGCTACATCTATTGAGCCAGACTCTAATAGATTATTATCAGAGGATTATCATTTTTGTAGGCTAGCAAGACTAAATGGGATTAAAGTATGGGCTGCACCATGGGCAAGGTTAGGTCATATAGGTAGTTATAAATTTGAAGGAACATTATAATGACAACAAAGGAAGCATGGATAACGTTATTGTGTATAGTGTGTATCTTTATTATGCTGTTTGTTAATATTGATATTGTAAGTCATTGATTATAAAGAAAGACCTACACAATCGCTCTACAACGCACGATCGTAAGCTAGGGTAGGCTAAGGTATTAACTTTTTAGTGTAGTTTGTTAGGTTTTGGAGAGATGTAGAGCATCTGCATGTATTCAGCATTGATCTCTATGTAATCATCCTCAGTTTCTGACAAAAAAATTCTAAGGATTGCTAGAGGTTCTTCCTCTATGATTTCAATATCCCAAATCTTACGACCAATAAGTTTGTCTAAGATATCTAATTGTTCTGATGTTGGATTTTCCACTAAACAAGTTTACCATGCCACTTCCCATTTGTGTTGAGAATCATTGGCATTAGTTTTGGTTGGCCATCTATAATCATTCCACATCCGACAATGAATCTTGTCTTAAAGTTCTTAGCATAATTAAATGCCATAGACTTTTGATTGATTAAAGATCCTACTTGCATCCCCCATACTAAAGCATCAGGGTTAGAGTAATAACCAATACTAAACTTAGTATGATAGTGACCTTGAACTGTATTCATACCATACTGCATGGCTACCTTGAGTACGTCAGCAGATAGTCCATGAGTAAAGAAGCATCGAGTGTTATCAGATAGTGTGATCGTATGATCTTCTACCCATTGCCATCCCTTGCCTATACCTAAGAAGTCATTGTAGTCTTTGAGATATCCTTTAGGCACACCATGTTTCAATGCACGTCTGTATAACATAGATGAATGGTTGCTATGCACTAGCACCATCTTGGGAAAAATTTTTTCTAAAGTTTGAACGTATGCAATAGACGCTGCCAACTCATGGCCAGCAGAGAATAGATCTGGATCGCTATCATGCATAGACATCGCATGCATATCAAGCTCGTCACCAATATTAACAACGAGATCTGGTTTGTATTTTGCCTTGAGCGCTTTAAGAAAGTTGAATGCATCGGGGTGGTGATATGGAATGTGTAGATCAGAGATGACTAATACTGATTTGTATTTCATTTCGTATCCTCATAGTGGAGTTACGAAACGATATCACATTACTTAATAGTTTGCAAGGAACATTGCTCTTTCATCTTTGCGTCTGTTCTCAAGACCACGTAATACTTTTCCACCAGCTCTGCAATACTTCATTAGCGATTCCATAGCCGCTTCTTTATCGCCGCGAAGAAGCGCTTGACGGAGTGTTGATCGCTGAAATGTACCCAAGCCAAGATTGAAGGCAAAAGAAACCAAGCAATCGAACTCACATTGTCTAAGGCGCACGTTAGGTAGCATCTTAAGTATTCCACGCTCGAAGCGATTGAGGTCGCGTTTAAGAAGTCCATCTATTTCTTCCTGTGTAAAAGTTCTATTCCAAGATTCAGGCAATGACTTACCATCACCAATAAGATGACCCACACCCACAGTCCACAGACCAGCGGGGCAACGATAAGGCTTGCTCCTAACCCCCTCATGGTGTTTGAGCATTTGTATTAGTTTGTTTGATACCTTCATTCACCACTCTTTTTCTTTTCCCATGTGCGAGATCCGAAATAGAAGCCAATGATAGAAGCTACAATACTCATCTCATCACTAGAAAATATAGCATCCATAGACTCTGGTGTAAATCCACCAGTAGATTTAACTGCCCATATGAAGCCAGCAATATCAACGAATACAAGTAAGCCTACAAAAGTAAATGCCACGATAGGTCTGACTGATGCATTTAATGTTCTTACCCATGGTGATGCTTGCTCTACAAGTTTAGCATCGTGTTCGTATAATGCTTGACGTTCTTGAGCGTACGTTTCTGCGTACGTTCCTTCTAATTCAATAGCTGCAATCTTCTCTTGAGATACAAAGCCAGCCTGTGCCATAGCCATTTGCTGTTCATTCTGTAGCTTAGCCATGTCACGCTCATGCTTTTGATCGCCACGTTGTTGGAAGAAACCAAGTAGACTTGGTAGTCCACTGGTTGCAAAGCCTAAGATACCACTGATAATACTAAACATTTAAAACTCCTCTTTATCATATCCATATAAATTACATACAATCTCTGCATACTTATTAAACTTATCTTCATGTGCATCAAAGTCTTTATGCTTATTATACCAAAGCATACAGTGAATCATCTCATGCAATAAAGTTTCATTGATCTTATTAAAGTCCTCACATAACCTAGATATCTCTATCCTTGGTGGATCATTCACAAACCATCCATAGGTATCTGGATCATTGACTACTTTGAATGTTACCTTATGTGGCGCTGGCATCCTGTAGTTACAGAATGGTGGTAGCTTTACAAAACAAGCATAGAGTTTACGCAAGTTTTGTTTAGTAAGTAAGGCCATTACTTAGCCAATGGATTGATAGTTGATTTGCGTAATGCTTTCATCTCCTCACGCACTGCGTTAAGAGACACATCAATTTCTCGTTGTGATCCTTTAGTAATAGCTGATGTTTCTTTAGATGCAGCAAAG